AAGAGCAAATTGACCAGCGAAATGTTTCCGGCCTGGGCGCTGGGCGTAGACCCGGATGAACAGTTTATGCTGGCAAGTCATACCGCATCACTGCCCGAGACGTTCAGCCGCAACGTGCGCAATCTCATCGAGAGCGAAGCGTATCAGCGGATCTTCGACGAGACACAGCTCAGCGATGACAGCGCGACCGTACAGAAATGGACGCTGCGCGATCACACGCGGCCGGCGATGTTGACGGTGGGTGTAGGCGGAAGTCCGACCGGGCAGGGCGCCAAGATTCTGATCATCGACGATCCGATCGGCGCGGCGGACGATGCCGAAAGCGAATTACAGCGCAACAATCTGTGGCAATGGTACACAGACACGATCTATCCCCGACTGGAGCCCAACGCGGTGATCGTGGTGATGATGCAGCGCTGGCACGAAGATGATTTGACGGGGCGACTGCTGAAAGACCAGGCGAAGGCGGATAAATGGGTGATGGTCTCGCTGCCGGCGATTGCGGAGACACAGCAGGAACGTGACGAGTATGCCCGGCGCGTGGGGCTACCGATCGGAGTGGGCGATCCGATGGGGCGAGAAGTGGGTGAGGCCCTGTGGAAGAAACGCTATCCGGTGTCCGCCTTGCGACAGATCGAAGCGGTCAGCAAGCGCTCGTTTTCGGCAAAGTATCAGCAAAAGCCACGGCCAGCAGAAGGCGCGAAGTTTAAGCGAGCCTGGCTGCGCACGATTGAGGCGAGCGAGTTGCCGCGCGGATTAATCTGGAAGCGCTATAACGATCTGGCGTATTCGATGAAAGAGCAGGCCGACCTGACGGCATCAATCGGCGGGGCGCTGGGGCCGGACGGGACGCTGTATCTGAGGCGCGGGCGCGCGGGTAAGATGGAGTCACCCGAGGCGACCAAGATGGTGCGCGAGTTTATGCTGGCGGAACCGGAGACCGAGCACGGGATTGAGAATAAGATTCACGGCGGCCCGATGGTTCAGCAATTGCTGCGCGAAAAGGAACTGGCGCACGTGGCGCTGAAGCCGGTGAATGTGAGCACCGATAAGGTGGTGAGAGCGACGCCAGTGGTGGATCGGGCGGACGCGGGCAAGGTGTGTTTTGTGCGCGAGTCGATCAACGATGACGTCTGGATCGGGGAGTGGATTGAAGAGATGTGCGCGTTTCCGTATGGTGAGCATGACGATCGGGTGGATGCGGTGAGCGGGGTGAATGCCATGATCGGGGATACGGACAACAAGAAGACGAAGAGCGGACGGGCAAATGTGGTGGTTGACGCGGGAGTGTGAGTTGTGCTAAGATGAAGGCGGAAGAAACTGGATTCCCGCTTGCGCGGGAATGACAGCGGACATTTGAAATACCTGGCTTGAACGAAGCCGCTTACTATCCCTGACGGGGATTGGTGAGCGGCTTTTTTTGTTGCTGGATTCCCGCTTACGACGCGCGGGAATGACAACAAGAATTACCCGGTAACACGCATATAGGAAATAGATGAGCAGACACAGCGCCACGCGGCCAACGCTGCGCGACATTGGCGATCTGCCCCAACAGCGGAGGATGCGATGAAGAATGGTGTAGTGACCTTTAAGGCGCGCGAGGAACTGATTCACCGCTACGGTCTGCACGAGTTGACCGAACTGGTGAAGGGTTCGTTTGAGTATACGCTGGCGGAAGTAGCCGATGATTTCCGCGAGCAGTTTGGGAATAAGCCGTGCGGATATATGCCCGACGGGTCGTATGTGCCGGAGTGCAATTATTTCATCGTGGACACGTTCGCCAATGCGGTGATCGCGCGATCGATGGCCGACGATGATGATCTGGCGCCGGATGAATTTTATCTGGTGACGTATGAGAAGAATGCTGACGGTGGGTTTGTGTTTTCACCCCGCGAGCAGTGGACGGTGGTGGAGTTGACGTATCAGCCACAGACATCCACCGCGCAGGGAGCGACTGAAGCGCAAAAGCGCAAGCCGAGCAAGAAACTGCGGGAGATGCTGGAAACGGCGATCGAACTGGCGGAAGCCAACGAGGTGAACACCGAAGGTCCGTGGCGCGTGAAGGGAATCGGGATCACGGCAGACGTGGTGAACGGTAACGGGCGGATTTATCCGGCCGCGGTGCTGGCGGCCGCAGTGCAGGAAGCCAGCAAACATTTGAATGAGAGTCTGGGACAGGGGCGGCTGATTACGTTGACGGGTGAGTCGGATCATCCACGCGATAAAGGGAATCGGCGTCCATTGCTGAGCGAAACGGTGGTCAACTGGGACAAGATTTCTTTCGACGGGAAACACGTGCTCGTCGAGGGGAATCTGCTGGGCACCGCGCTGGGCAAGGACATCCGCGCTCAAATGCGTGGCGGGGTTATGCCAGGCCTGAGTCAACGCAGTTACGCCGAATCGAAGATGGAGCAGGTGAACGGGCAGAAGGTGGAGCGCATCACAGAACTGTCTATCACGGGCTACGACTTTACCGTGCCAGGCGAACAGAGCGACCCGGAGGCGGGCGCGCAAACGATCGAATCAAGAGGTGGGCAACCGCAAGGGATTGCCCCAACGAGTGAAACGGGAGATGAGGAAATGACACTGGAACAGTTGATGGCGTTGATCAAGGCCAACCCAGATTTGTTCAAGGGACTGGCGACCGAGAGTCTGAATCAGTTGAGCGCTGACGCGCTGGCAAGGGTGGAAGCGCAAGTACGCACGACGCTGGGCATCGACGAGAAAGTCGATCTGGGCACGGCGTTAAAAGAAGCGGCGCAGGCGAAGCATACGCTAGACGAAGCGACGTGCCAGAAAACGATCGGCGCGGCGATCGAGACCATGTGCAAGGATTTGCCGTATGGCAAGTTGAATGCGGCGTTTGTGGAAGCGGTGAAGGCGTCAAATCCGCAGGATGAAGCGGCCGTCAAAGCGCTGGTGGAAAGCAAGCGCAAGGAATATGACGTGATCGTCGCACAGGCGCGCCTGGCCGCGATGGGGCACGATCTGGCGGTGCTGGGTCCGGTCATCGAGAGCGATACGGACACGCCGGCGTTTGCCGCCGGGGCACATGAATTCTTCGAATCGCTGGTGAAGCGCGGGCTGGCGGTTGAGCGCGATCTGCGCAAGCCGAAGACGATCAATGAGACCTTTGCACGCGAATACCTGGAGCGCTACGACAAGAAGTTCAAGCCGGGCCTGCTGCGCGAGGCGAAGATGCTGGAAGAAGCCGAGCAGACTTCCGACCTGAGTTTGCCGTACAGCGTGACGCGCGCCGTGATTCAAGTGGCGTTTCCGCTGCTGATCGCCACGGGCATCTTTGACGTGCAGATGACGGATCAGGCCCCGAGCAAAATCTTCTACGAGAAGTACACGCGCGAGACGGGCGCGGACGGCACGGTGTCGTCTGAGGATGTGACGGCGCTGCTGAGCGAATACGTATCACTGGCGCACGGCCGGGTGAAGCCGGGCACGGTGGTGGTGACGAATACCGGCGGGACGGTGACGTACGTCGAGGGCACCGACTACGTTATCGATTATGGCGGCGGCAAGATCATGGCGATCGCCACGATTACCGACAGCCAGGCGCTGAAGGTGGCGTATGAATACCTCGCCATCCGCGAGGGCGAGATGGCGGCCATTCAGCGCGGCAAGATGCAGCTGGGCAGCGTGACGCTGGAAATCAAGGCCGATCGGCTGGCGCAGCAAATCAGCAGCGAAGCCGTGGCGTTCTCCCGGTCGCAGATCGGGTGGGATGCGACGGCGCGCACGTTGAGCAGCCTGATCAAGGATGTGCAGCGGAAGATCGACGGTGACCTGTTCTATCTGGCGCTGGCGGCCAGCCTGAGCATCGCCAGCAACAGCGGCGGCACGTGGGATAAGAGCTCTGGCAAGTTGGAAGATCTGACCTCTTACGTGGGCGTGGCGCGGCAGAAGATCGTGAATCGCTTCTACGATCCGACCGCGATCGTCATGACGATGGACATGGCCGATGTGATCGGCAACGGGGTAACGAGCACCGGGGCGCTGTTGTTCACGGCGGCCGGCGCGCGGCCCGATCAGGACATCAACGCGAACGGGTACATCGGGCGCTTGAAGGGCCTGCCGGTGTTCGCCTCGACGCAGGCCAACGACAGTTACATCAACGTGGTCAACCGCGAGGTGGTGGCGCACCGCGTGTATCAGGCCATGACGATGAAGGGGCCGTATCCGACCTTCGACGCCACCGGGCATCTGATCGCGGCGGAGCAGTGGTACGTGGAAGAATTCAACGGGAGCGTGGTGCCGCTTCCGGCGAAGGCGTCGCACGTAGTGTTGACGGCGTAAGGTATACCTCACCCCTAACCCCTCTCCTCGCATGTGCCGTCAGGCCGCGAGGAGAGGGGAAACGGCGAAACAGGAGATGAGCAAGTGAATAAGAAACGATTATTGGTGACGGCGATGGTGACGATGGTGATGCTGTTGATGGTGGCGCTGTTGCTTCCGTCGGCGACCACGCAAGCGGCAGGGCCGGGCGATCCACAGCCGGCGACGGTGGCCGGGTGGGCCACCTATTATTTCTACG